TTTTGGGATGATTTGGCCTTCTATTGTCAAGGGGAAGCTGCGGCCAGGCTTTTGCCTAAAACTGTTTCTAATCCACTAGAAGCTATTTCTAATGTTGAAGAAATGGATACTGAGCGTGCCCTCAGCCTTACTGACAATGTTGTAATTCCAAAACAAGTTGAGCTGGCTGAAAGTCGTAAAAAATTTATAGAAGCTCAGCAACGTGCTAAACAAGCTATTGAGGAAATACCTCAACCAAAAGCTATTTTGCCAAGACCTTTACAGCCAAGATTGGCCAATCCATATTTTGGTAAGAAAATGTCGAAAGAAATGTTGGATGCTGAATTGAAAAGAAAACGCCTTGAGTATCAAAAAGCAAAACAAAGGATTTATTTAGAGGCAAATATTGTTTCTACTCAGTCTCTTGTTGAGCTAGAAGCACTAGGAAAAGATATTGCTTCTGTGGAAGAAGCAATTGCTCAGTTACAATCAAATGATTCTAGTGCAGATCATTTTTCAATGCAACCGACTGGTCAAATCTCTGGTGCTCCTAAGGCTGGATTGCGATGTCAACATGAAAATTGTGGAAAGAATTTTGGGCAAGCTTGTGATTCAGCATGTACTCATTCTCATACAATCGATTGTTTGTATATTTCAAACTTCCAAGCAAAGCTTTATGTTCCTGAAAATAGGTGTTCTAGTAATTGTCATTTATTGAAATGTGATTCAACCTGTAAACATGAACATGGAATTGATTGTGAATTCATTTGTGAAACCCAAGCGTTGATGTTGCCTAAAAATTTGGTTCCTCAATCAAGTATTCTTGCTTTAGGTGAAAACTATGGTGACAAATCGCTTCCCCATTACATTGATAGTACCCCAGTTCTTCGTGTGGATATTGATCAAAATGGTAACAAAATTGAATCACGTTGGTATGATATAACCAACTTTGACCATAAGCAAGAAACTAATACGGGTCAAGTGAGTTTTAATACCAATGCTGGGAAGTATGTTATTGGATTATATGAGAAAGTTCATCATAATGGCTCAATTGTTTATAAATACCTTAATGCAGGTTTTGTGACCTATTCTGGGTTAATAACAGTTGAGCATTCTCATAAACGAATAGCTGCCTATCGGCTTCCGTGGTCCAATGAAATATACGAAATTCGTGTACTACCAAGTGATATTGTCAATTTTCGTGACCCAAAAGGGTGGGAACCTGGTCGTAATATTATGGCTACATATGATCTTGTTCTTATAAAATTGACAATTCAAGGAGCTTTTCTACATAAGGATGATTCTCTCGACAAACGCAACCAAATTGCACAATGGGCTTATGGTGTATCGAAGATTGAAGTAGATCCTGTTGAGGGAGATGCAGATCGTGCACTCATTGCTTTTGATTCTGAAGGTCATGTTCAAGTGACTGCATATGGAAAAGTGCTGGAAAAACCTCAACAAACTGCTTTTGGTTGGTCGAGAACATATAACTGTTCTACTACATATAGTTACTGCGGAGGGGTGGTTCTTACCCCCAGCGGAGCTGTCGTTGGTTGGCATCATCTTGGCCATGGTAACGGCCGGACCAACGGTTATGTTCCAGTTACCCAGGAACTTCGAGCTCGGTTAACGAGCTCAAAAAACTAGCTTTTCGCCCTATTTGTTATAGTGAACTTTCCCTTCCAGAACCAATTAAAAATCAACCAGTTAAAAACCACGTAGAAATGCCAGAGTTTTTTGAAGAATTTAATAAAATACGGCCACCCATTGGAGTAGTACCGGGGAGAAACTTGGTTAATTCAAGTTTTCGTCCTAGTCCTATACAAACAGGGGAAGAACCTGTATACTTACCATCTGTTCTCAATGAATACGCACTTTTAAATGGTGTTCGTAAGATGGTTTGTGTTAAGGTTGCTCTCGGGGAGACTCTAATGAGTGAAATTTACGCGGTTATGTGGGAAAAGTTCGGGAAAATATGGAGAGGTTCGCAAGTATTGTCTGTGGATGAAGTCTTGAAAAAGCTGACAACGGATAAATCACCTGCTTACCCATACTATTATATGTGTAATACAAAAAGACAGGCTATACAAAAATATTGGGCGCATATAAAGGATCAACTAGTTAGGTTACTTAAAAGTGAAGGATACAGTCAATTGTTTACAGCAACGTTGAAGAATGAACTTTTACACAAAGATAAAGTAGAAGCTGAAAAAACAAGAGTGTTCCAAAATGGTACGTTACCTTTGTTGTTATTTGGAATGATGTTGTTCTGTGATATGGAACAAAAAACCGCTGATGCCTTCGGTTTTCATGATTCAACAATAGGTATTTCAATCCCTAGCCCAGAATTCATTCAATTGTTTCTTGGTCTTGGAGAAGATTATAAAGATTTCTTGCAGGAAACATTTGAAGAGGGATTGATTAGTGAACAAGAGTACCATGAACTTTTGAAGCCCCAGACTTTTGATGATGATAAAGAGTTGTTTGTTTTAATGATGGATGACGATGGCAATTGGTATGAGTTTGCCACATCCGCTTCTTATTATAGCATAGTTCGTGACATTCGCAAAGCATGTTTGCCTAAATCTTTTAGTGATTGTGTTGATCACTATTATGATAAGTGCTATGCGGGTGAGGTTGTTATATTAGGAAATATTTATCGAATGATTATGCAAAAAAGTGGACAGTTATTGACTGGCGCTGATAATAGCGCCATTAAATCATGTCAATATTATCCAGCTCTGCGTGATTATCTTGGTAATGAGCCAGTGAAACAATATGTCAATAGAACAACAACAAAATCAAATGGGGATGATGGAAACAATACTTACCAGTTAAAAAAGAAAATTTCTTTACGTAAGTTTGTTGTGGAAAATGCATTCTACAATTTGTTTCTTTCAACGCAATCGGGTGCAACCAGTGATGCCTTGAGACTTATGTTTCTCTCACATTCAATCAAATGGCGGCATTTGCAATGGTGTAATATGGATATTCTCACCGCCGCTGCTCGATTGGATAAATTAAAATCAGCATTGAGTTTTGAACAATCAAAAGATGACGCTATAAATGCGCAGAGATTCTTCGCAATCCTTAATGGAATGTGGCCTTATGAACAAGCGTATGATAAGTGTTTTCAAGCCGTTTATGTTGATTGGTATTTGAAGCACCCTCGATATTTGAACCACGATCCGGTGTTTGTAGTTGCGGGATCATCGTTGTTAGAAGAACGTGATCTCGCCTACTTGCATAGTGGTGCAATATTGTAAGACCCTCCAACGGGTTTGGACGTTGGTGGGCCCCTGTTTTTGTGATAAGTCGATCGAAGAATTGTACAACCACAAAGAACAACCAGGGAGGAGGTGGTCCTAAACCACCCCAGAAGAGGAAGCCTTCTGGTAAAAATAAAAATTCACAACCTAACCGGCCGAATGTCGGTAGAGAGCTCAATTTTGAAGTTGCGGA